AGACATATAATTAAACAGTGTTCAATTAATTGGTTATTATCCCATCCACCCGCTTGCCGCATGTTTCGGCGGTGCGCTTTTGCGCCGATTGGCGTCGGCAATCAGTTCCTCGGCCACGATTGCTAACAGGCTCATGGAATCGCTGCAATGTGAAGACCAATCGTGGTCTGGCCCCAAGCCTATGTTTCTATTATCATCACGCTTTTCGTGATACCATCCCAGGGCATCGATACCGGCCTGAGTCTTTGGCGCATGGAACCATAACGAAGGGAATATGCGCCGGGTGGCCTCAATACGTTGATTGGCTGCTCCGGTTCCTTGGTTCTTGATAACGATAACGGAATAGCCAGCGCGTTTAAGTTCGCTTTCGTAGGTCACATCGAAGACCGTGTTATGGTTTACGCCATCATGCGGAAGATAGCAGGTCGTATTCGACGGGCTGTAACCATTGGCATTAAGCCACTGTACATGCGCCGCAAGCGGCTGTCCTATTGCCTCGTAATAGTCCAGCATCCGTATTTCCTTGCCCACAAACTGCGCTATCCATATCGCGCACGCGTCGGCTTTCGCCCCGGTTCCGCCAATGTCCCAGAAGGCTTTGTAGCTCATGAGCGGATCGGCGGCCACATGGCCGATGCGGTTTTCTGCCCTGGCTTGCGTGATCGCCTTGGCGTAATAGGCGCCGGTCGCCACGCTGATGTAATCGCCTTCCCATATATGCTGATACTGGTCGGGATTGATGCGCAGGTCGTCAAGGCGCTCTTTGTTGAGCTCCTCGGGGAACCAGGGGTTACTGTTCCAGTTGGCGCGGACGATAGCGGAATCGGTCGGCTGATGCTCGCCACGGAAGAAAAGATCAACAGGGTCAGACTTGCGGCGGGGATTCCAGCTAAACCACAACTGGGATCCAGGCGTTCTGATGGTTGGTCGCAAGAGCTGGAGTGATCGATGGCTTAAGGTCTGCGCTTCCTCAACCCATGCCCGGCTAAAGCCTTCAAGTGACTTGATAGACTCAGCCGTATGATCGGCCATGCCCTGAAAGATGATAAGGCCATCGCCAGGCGTCTCGATGACTTCGTTAAAGATCTTAAAGCCTTGCGATACGCCAAGGCCGTATTCCTTGAGTCGATCTTCAATCAGGCGTTTAGCGCTGTCCTTGAGTGTCTTCTGTACTTCACGGACACAGACGGAGCGCAAGCCGCGCTCTCTGAGATGGTCTTCGACCATAAGGCCCCCAAAGAAACGTGACTTTCCGCTACCGCGGCCTCCGAACGCTGCCTTATACCTAGAATCAGCTAGAAGCGGCTCGAATACCTCAGCCGTTTTTATCTGGAGCTTTGACAATGACGCGCTCGACTACGGAAACGGATACGGACATGTCGCCGCCCACATTTACAAAACCATGATTGGCTTGCATCCCGACATAACGTCATGCGGTCAACCAGGGATTGATCGAAAACGATTTATTGAAGCCGCAAAAGAGCATCTTTTTATGAAGTCAGATTCCGCCAGGGTAATCATTTCAAAGTATCTTAATGGGCTAAGGAAGGCCGGTCAGTTGGACGAAATCGAGGGCATTTTGATTATTTCAGGGGTGTAATGAAAGTCGGCAAAAATGAAATAATTTCATTACACTTTTCATTACAGTTTAATAATCAATGGCTTGCAGCGTAATGAAATGTAATTTAAGTATTTTTAGTTTCATTACACCCGGTTTTTGGCCTGTTTTAGTGGTTTTTGGCTAAAAAGTGGAAAAAAAGTCGTATATCACCGAAAGCTTATATTCTTATTATTGTTATTGTTTTCAATGATTTACAGCACATTCATTAATGTAACGAAATTATTTGTGGATAAGTCCGTAATTTAAAGCTTTTTGAGTTTCATTACATTTCATTACAACAATGCTTAAACATAGAGAATACGCGGCCTGTAGCTGTAATGAAATATTTATTACACTTATTACACGCCCCATGTAATGTAATGAATCTCTACCTATAGGTAGAGATTCATTACAGGGGATTACAATTACAGCATTACAAAGTCGATAAATAATCCACACAAATAATAAATTTATGCTATAGTGCAGTCATCCAATCAACCAAACAGGATTGAAAATGGAAAAAGATAAATCAGATGAAATTGTAAGAAACGACATTGAGTCTTTAGGCACAGATATTGCTATAGAAGATATGCTTGATAATGAGTCAGTGCTTTTAGAGGCATGGAATCTATTGCAGGACGACATTGCAGCCGTGCCTGACGACAAATAAACTACCAGGGTAGCGCCCAACCATCGACCAATGACCCCGGCTAACCTACCGGTTAACGATTTAATGCTATCACGTCAAACTTGCCGCATTGTCCCTCTTTCATCGGTGCGGGAATACACAAGGCCGGAAGGCGCGTAATTTTTAAGCCGGAACGTGTGTAATTAAATCAGGGTTTTTATTAATTTTGGAGATTAAAAAATGAAACTTGGAATAGACTTGAACTTTGAAGATATTTTAGACAGTGATTCAGATGATGTGGTGCTTGCGGCCGCAGCAGAATTGACATGCGAATTAATTGATGATATTAAATTCCATGTGACCGAGTTTTTGCTTGAGCGTGACTTTAAAGCGCGTTCAATCGTAAATTTTTGCAATACAGGCGAGTTTTTGTGAAAGCCATACATGATACAAGGGTAATCGGCGTTCTCGCCGTGTGGCTCATCCTGCTTCCGATAATCGCCTTTTTACCGGTTGATATTCGATGGGCTATCGAGAGTCGAACTGTTCAAATGGCATTCGGCTATTATCCGTCATCGTTCGATGACTGGTATCATGTAGCCATGCTTGTCATTGTGCTGATCAGCATATTGGTTTTGGCGTGGTGATTGCGCTAGATGTAGTGTTTGTGTTATGTTTAAGTACAACATATTGATTCTGTCTTAGAATTATTTAGAATGGCAAAAGCAAAAGGATCGCCGAAAACAGGCGGCAGACAAAAAGGCACAACCAACGTAGACATTTATGCCCTGCGCGGCATGATTGTTAATGCGCTTGATAAAGCCGGTGGAGAGGATTATCTTCTGCAACAGGCGCGCGCTAATCCAGTGGCGTTTATGAGCCTGATAGGTCGCGTATTGCCAAAAGATGTAAATGTTGGCGGACAAGGCGATAACCCCATCAAAACCATTCATCGCATAGAGCTTGTACCATTGCTTGGCAATGATTCCACAGATAGCACTACCGACTAAACTAATCCCAATATTTTCCGGACCTGCTATGTACCGCGGGGCTTTCGGCGGTCGTGGCAGTGGGAAAACTATGTCATTCGCCAAGATGGCTGCTGTTCATGGCCTTGTTTGCGCCGAGGCAGGGCTTGGCGGAATCATAGTTTGCGCCCGCGAGTTCCAAAACTCGCTTGATGAATCATCCATGGCAGAGGTAAAGGCCGCTATCCGATCAGAAGAGTGGATGCTGGACTATTACGACATTGGCGAGAAGTACATCACCTCCAAAGATGGGCTGATAAATTTCAACTTTATCGGTCTGCGCCACAATATAGACAGCGTTAAATCCAAGGCCAAGATAAGGCTTTTATGGGTCGACGAGGCCGAGGCCGTTTCCGCATCGAGCTGGCAAAAGGCAGATGATACCGTGCGCGAGGAAGGCGCAGAGGTTTGGGCGACATGGAATCCTGAGCGCAAAGGAAGCCCAACCGATCATAAGTTTCGCCTTCATCCTCCACCGCATTCCAAAATTACCGCGCTCAACTGGCGAGACAACCCTAAATTCCCAAGCACACTAAATATCAAACGTATTCATTGCATGGAGTCTGAGCCGGATCAGTACGCGCATATATGGGAAGGAGATTACCGCACCGTATCAAGCGGCGCGTATTACGCCAAGGCGATCACGCAAGCCAGGGCAGAGAACCGCATAGGCCATGTGGCCGCCGATCCGCTTATGTCATTCAAAGCCTTCTGGGACATTGGCGGCACCGGGGCGAAGGCCGATGCGTGCGCGATATGGATAGCGCAGTTTGTTGGTAAAGAGATACGGATGCTGGACTATTACGAAGCGATAGGACAGCCTTTGGCTGCGCATGTGCAATGGCTTAATGCCAATGGTTATACGCCTTCGAATACGACATGCTATCTTCCGCACGATGGCGTAAACCATAACACGGTATTCGACGTTACCTACGAAAGCGAACTGAAGCGTGCCGGATATTCAGTCAGTGTAATCAAAAACCAGGGCACCGGCGCAGCCAATCAACGTATCGAAGCTACCCGGCGTATCTTTCCAAGCCTGTGGTTCCATGCGCCAAAAACACAGGCCGGTATCGACGCCCTGGGCTGGTATCATGAAAAGCGGGACGAAAACCGCAACATCGGCCTGGGGCCCGACCACGATTGGAGCAGCCATTGTTGCGATTCCGCCGGATTAATGGCTATCGTGGCAGAGGAACTTATAGCCGATGCTAACCGGCGCAAAAGCGCACCGCCAAAACATCAAGTATCAGGATGGATGGGATGAATAACGTTAATCAGATTGGCGACGATAACAAGAAGCTTAGGCACATGCTTTTTATGGCTCACGGCAGTGACGAGCATTACCTATATGGAGATGATGGAGAGCGATATTGCAATACATGTATGATTGATTTCAACAATGATAGCGTCGATGTGATTGAGCAGAAGATTAACGCATATAACATGAGAAAGATTGTGAAATTGCAATCCGATGGGAAATTGCCGATTTAGTTTTTAATAACCGACGAAGAAAAGCGAAATAAATTAATTGAACGTTGTTTAATTATATGCCTATAATAGCGGCCATAACCCATCCCACGGATTACCTATGGCCGCAAGCGACAAAGACATTATCAAGGAGGCTCTCGAAGCCTTTCAGGCCGCAAGCGATGCGGAAAAGGCAAACCGTGAAGAGGCGCTAGACGATCTAACGTTTAGCCGCCTGGCAAAACAATGGCCCGAGACCGTACAAGCGCAGCGGGAGACCGAAGGCCGTCCATGCCTTACCATCAATCGCCTGCCCTCATTTATCCGTCAGGTTATCAACGATAGCCGCCAGAACAAGCCATCCATCAAAGTCCATCCAGCCTCCAGCACAGAATCCCGCTGTCTGGGTTCCGCCCGCGCATACAAATGCTTTTGCTACTGAAAGAGTGCCGCCCATTGTCCATGTGTAACCATCATACTCTTGCGTTTCATCAAGATTTCCGACTCCTGGCCTTCCGCCTCCCACTATCATTCCAGCTGTCGAAATGCCGCAGCCCTGCGTACCTTCGTTCCAACCATTTATTGTATGTCCGCTATTCGACCAAGTTGATCCGTTATAGTCCTCACTTGATGCGGTACTGTCCGAGGTTGGGGCTATCTTTCCTCCGGCTGCAACCGCCGCCGAGCTGGTTCCGAATCCTGCGACATAATAACGCGCCAGGATAAGATTTCCTCCAGCCGACCATGCCTCTGCCGGTGCCGCGTCATGAAGATAGTATTTAACCGCCATCGGCCAACCTCTCTGCGGTTTGCAATGGGCCTAAAACGTTGATGACTTCGGCTTGGCTTGATCCTTCGGTGAGGCAGTCTTTGCGCCGGTGAAGCGCTTGCGTCATGCTGACTAATTGATGTGTGTTAACGTCACTGGTATCGAAGGTTCCATCATCCAGTTCAGCCTTGATTTGTGACCAAAGTTTGATCTCTCTTACCCGGTCATTAGCCACTTGCTCTGCGCTGGCTTTACGGAAGTAGCATTCATCAAGATCAATTTGCAGTTCCTCGATCTCGAACTCTTCGACGGCTTCGAGCAATTGCTTGTTGAGCTTCTTGGTCTTTAACTCATTGCGCCGGTAATCAAATCCCATGATCGCCAGATTGTCCAGCATCACCGTCTGTTCCCTAACGCTTTGCCAATACTTGCTGGCCAAGGTTGGGAACTTGCCGTCCTGCAATACCGATACCCGCATCTCCGTCTCGGTACGGAAGACTTG